GGAAAAACACGCCCGCACGCACGGAAAACGCCCCGAACGCCCGCCAACTATCCACAAAACGACCGAATAGCGGATACGACCGCCAAAAACGCCCCAAAAACGCCCCAAAAACCAGAAAACCGCCCCAAAACCGCCCGAACCGCCCGAACCCCCGCGCGCGTATGCGATAAGTAAAGCATATATAATTTACTTTTTGCATAAGATAAGCAATAAGATATAATATAACAAGCGATAAAATAATAAGTGAGTGCTTATAACTTATTTTAATAGAAAAGAAAAGTATAATAATATATAAAGGCGTACAAGGGCATATATAAAGGCGATAGCGATATATACGGGGGAAAACGCGCCCGCCCGCGTCCCGCGCCTTTTAACCCCCTTTATAGCCTTATGTATAAATATACAATAGTATGTATAAATATACAAGTAGTATATATATCAATAGTTATATGGCGTTATATCAGAATTTATATGGCAAAAACTATTGACAACCGCCGCCGCCCGTGGTATTATAAAGACAATAAAAACAAGGGCGCACGCCCGAAAGGAGTTACAAATGGAAAAAACAATTTTATACAAAAAAGTTGACAACGATCCCATAATAAAGGGCGAACGCGTAACGATAACACGCCGCAACGATAAAATTATAATATCACAGTTTATTGATTGTTATAAAAGCGGCTTGGTTTTATGGGCGCGCGACAATGAAGAAGCATATTGTTATAATGCTTGCGTTACAACTTTTATCCAACGGGGGTATCATAGAATATGAAAAACTTAAACATTGATAATTACGAAGTTTTTAATAGCGAACTACTTAATGCGTATAACACCGATGACGCCTATTATTTCGCCGACGATGGCGAATATTCGTCGTATTATATTGAAATTGACCGCCGCAACAAATACCGCGCCGACGATAAAATTTATATATTCGACGAAAACAACGACACGGAAATCACGGATTGCGGGTTATCGTGCTTTATATCGCGCAACAACCGCGACATATACGATGAGATCGTCGATCTTATAAACAATTATGTAAAATTAAAAAACATATAACAATCAACCCGCCCGCCCCGCGGGCGTTATCGCGGGGAAAGGAGTTAAAAATGAAAAATTATGTATCAATCAATGCTAATGATGTTAGAAAAATGTTTAAGATTTGCGGCGCGTGTATCGACACAAGCGGCGCGCGCGAATGTTTACAATATATCAAAATCGAAGTTAGGGGCAACAAAGCAACCGCTATCGGGTGCGACGGGTTCAGGCTTGCAACCGTAACATTCGACACGATCACAAAAGATGGCGCGGATTTTGATTTTTTCGTAAAGCCCGCAAAAATCGACAAAAAAGCGATGCTTGTATCTTTTACAATAAACGACGATAAAAGCGTAACGATGAGCGACGGCGCAACAAGTATAACAACAAATTACTTGACGAATTATATCGAGTGGGAACGCGTTTTTGAAATGAGTAAACCGAAACAGCCCGCGCAAATCGGAATAAATGCAAAAATGCTTGCCGAGATATTAAACGCGATAAAAGATTATGGAGACAATAAGCGCGTTGTAATTACTTTTGACGCCGACAGCGCGACCCGTCCTATTTTTATCGAAACCCCCGACGACACAGTAAAAACAATGCTTTGCACTTGTCGGAATAAATAAACAGAAAACGCGCCCGCCCCGCGGGCGTTATCGCGGGGGAAGGAGTATAAAATGGAAAAAAGACAATTTTACAACAAAAATCAATTTATTATGGACGACGACAAAAAAATCGTTTTCCAATCTTATAATAGTATTATTGCCGTTATCGACAAAAAAACGGGCGCGTTATTTTTCGGCAATGATTGGAACTATTCCAACACGACGCGAAAACATTTATATTTATTTTTAAGTGATTATAAATATGAAATCGGCGCGGACTTATATGCTATGATTTTTCGCCGCGGTTTTGACGATAGCAAAAACAAACGGCAATTTTTACAAAACCTTATAGACCAGAAAATTATAAAATTAAAGGAGTTTTAAGTATGAAAACATTAAACGAGATCAAAAAGGAAATTGAAGCAAATCTGGAAGTAAAACGCGCGAACGACGCGGATCGCGAAAAAGCCAACAACGCTTTTATTGCTGCGCATAGGGCGCACGACCGCGACGCGGCGGGGCTTGCGTCGCTTGAAATCGAAAAATTGCAGAAAAACGCCGAACGCATAAGCGCGCGCGGAAAAGTTTTGACTAATAACTATAATTATATACTTGTCGAAACGGGCAAAAACGCGCTTGCGGAAATCCTGAAAAAATACGACGGCAAAAAACACGGCGAGAAAACCGCCGAAAAAATCCGCGACGAAATGCGCGAAAAGGGTTTTTCGTTTTATTTTCCGACTAATTATTTTACACAAGCAAAAGATAGTATATCAATAAACGAGCGCGGAGCGTATGGGCGCGGGGTTGAAATCTGGACGGAAAACCGCGCGAAAATCATTGACGAAAACAACATAATACACGCCGAAGCCGTCGGGGAAGTCGTAAACCGTTATAAATTTATTGACAATATCGAAACATACCTTGACGAAATCGAGCGACTGACCGCCGAAACCCGCAAGGCGTTCGACGCGGCGAACGCAAAAGCGAACGAATTAAACAAAATCGCGGTCGAGGGTTTGAAATGGCGCGACTAACCGCGCAACCCGTCGCGGCGGGTATAAAGAGAATTTAAGCCGCGAGCGTCTGACGGTGGGCGCGTCCCGCCGTTGGGGTATTATAAAATAAAGGAGTAAAAAACAATGATTGAACGAATGACCACGAGAACGAACAAAAACGGCAACGCGTTACAAGTCGAGATTGACCACGAGGCGCACACGGTGGAACGGAGTTTTTTCCTTTTTCGGCGAGATTGCGACGCTATAACGGCAACAAAAAGCGATATTGACCGCTACGCCGACCGTCTTATTAAAAGCGGCTATACGAAAATATAAGGGGGCATATTATGGGAAACGAGTTTGTTATTACTAATAGAAACGGAACGGCATACCTGAATATTTTTGCGCCTAACGACTTGCCCAAACGCACAAAAAACGGTTTTTCGATTAAAGATATTATATCTTTTTCAAAAAAAGATTACTACGTTTTTAATAGTTACGACGAAGCCAACGAGTTTTGGCGCGTAATGCTGCGAGCGTGCGACGAGAACGCCGACCGCTGGAATACTGCCCACTGGGCGGCGGACGGATATATTAAAAACTTTATTTACAACCTGAAAATTAAAAGAATATAGGAGGGCGAAAAAATGATAAAATTAAACAAGTACAATAATAAACTGGTTGCAATATATGAGGAGTTAGATGACCTTATCGGCAAGTTAGAAGAAAAGCGCGACGCTATCGAAGCCCGCGCAATCGAAAAAGATCGCGATATGACGGACGCCGAGCAAGAACGCTACGAGGCTATCGACGAGCAAATCGACGCAATCCGCGAGTGTATGGACAACATCGAAAGCGCGTGGGACGCTATCGGCAATTATATAGAATAAAGGAGTTATAAAAAAATGAGAATAGAAAACTGGAAAGAGTTTGAACACGATTGCGATTTACTGGGTTATGATGTTTTCGTGGCGGCAAAGGAAGCACAAGATCATTATAGTGAAGAAGCGTGGAGCGATACAATCGACTACACCGACGCCGAGGGCGTGCGCGTGTATCTTGAAAAAAGAAAACCCGCGTTTTATAAAGTTTTGCGCGGCGGCGAAATTGTCCACGACGTCCCCGAAGATGAGTTGACCGACGACGACTGGGACAACGCGGAGTTCTGCCCCGAAGAAACCGCCGAAGCCGTCTATCATTATGATGATTTTGTATCACGACTTGAAAGCGCGATATATGACGCGTGGGACGGTCTGACCGACGACGAGAAAAAAGCCGCTTTCGAGCGTTTTGCCGAAATCAACAACCCCGAATATTACGAAAGCCCGAAATATACGCGCTGGGCGGTTGACACCGACGAGGACGACGCCGACGACTACACGGAAGAAATCGCAACGGCAATTATAAGAGAACGCGACGGTCTGGGCGTTGACGCTTTCGATAAGTTATTGAAATTATATTTTTAATAAACAACGCTGCCCCGTGGGCATAAACGCGGGCAAAGGAGTGTAAAATGATAAGCGAAATTATTAAGACCAAAAACGCCAAAACATTGGCATATTATGATACGCCATACACAAAGGCAACCGAAAACGGTTTTGTTTTTAATATAATCGAATGGCGCGACAAATCAACAAATCAAGAGGTTTACGAGGTGCGACTTGGATATTTAGGCGACGAGAAAATAACGCCTGTTCTGACTTTATATAAAGCGAGTAAATATAGCGCGGCTATCGACTATCTGAAAGCCATTGAAAACAACGCGAGCGACATTTATATTTTTGAAAATCAAAACTAAACAATACCGCCCGCCCGTGGGCATAAACGCGGGCAAAGGAGTTAAAAATGACATTTATTTTTAAGACAAGCGCGACAATGAAAGACTACAACAGTGACAAATGGTGGATTGACCACGGTATAATCGGGGAAAAGATTATTGCCGCCGACAGCACCGCCGAAGCCATCGATAAATATGTAAAATTGGTTGAGAGTGATGATTATACAACAATAACAAAAAACGCGATAAAGAACAAAAAGGCAATGTATATCGACAACGAAAGCGACGAAGCGGAACAATGCGGATATGTTATAACAGCGTCGCAATATTTTCAAGATGACGACGGCAATTTGAGCAAGCAATATATCGACTTATGGATAACTATTCTTACAGTAGTGCCGACGAAATTTTAAGGAGGACGACAAAATGAAATACATTTACATTGTATCAGATATTTTAGACATACACCAAAACCCGACGGCGCGATATTTTGTCGCCGAGCGCATACCACGCGACGCGGATATTTTATACTTTTTGAACAATTCGAGCCGAGCGGGAAAGGTATTGCACGCCTACCCGTGCGGGACGTGGGCGGAGGCGCAAAGACTTGCCGAGGAGTGGAACGCGAAAAGATGAAATACTATCCCGAAACACTTATACAATCAACCTTAACTGCACACGGCGCGCCTTGCACGGTTGCGCCCGCCGTTCTGGGCTATACTTGCACGACATACACGGCACACCTTGACGGCGGAAATACGCCTACAACGGTCAAAAAGGCTATCGGCGCGCTGGAAATCGCTACGGGACAAAAAATCACTTACAACGCGAATACGGGCGTCGGCAATACGCTTAAAATCACAATCCCGAACCCTGAACGCGCTTTCCCTAACTTTTTCGCTTTCGGGCGGAACGCATACAACAAGTGCGCGGGCGAAATGCTCATCGGAATTGATACGGATAATAAACCTATTACGGCGAATATTATGGACACCCTTTCAGTGCTTGTTGCGGGCGCGACTGGAAGCGGTAAAAGCGTTGCTGTAAATAACCTTGTTTTGTCGCTTGCAATCGGTGCAAAGCCGTCGGAAATCGTCTTTTTAATGATTGACCTGAAACGCACGGAGTTTTCCATTTATGACGGGCGGCTGCCGCAACTTATTGAACCCGTCGCCTATACTTTCGACGAAGCCCTGCGCCTTATCCGCAAAACCGCCGACGAAATAGATAAGCGATATAAGATACTACAAGAAAAAGGCAAACGCAAAGCCGACCTTTCGGACTTTCCGCTTTTCGTGCTTGTTATCGACGAATACGCGCAATTACGACAAGGCACAAAGGAAGCGCGCGATATGCTTGATACACTTATGAATAAAGTCGTCAATCTGGGGCGCGCCTGCAATGTGTTTGCAATCATAGCGACACAAAATCCCGTGCTACAAGTTATCAACTCGACCGTAAAATATGGCTGTCAAACAAAAATCTGCCTATCGGTCAATAATCAAAGACATAGCATAAATATAATTGACTGCGCAAAGGCGGTTGACCTGCTCGGCAAGGGCGACGCGCTCGTGTCGCTCCCGAACTCGCCCGACCTGCAACGCGTACAAATCTGCGACTTGCCGACAAGCGACATACAATACATTTTAGGAGAATAGAAAAATGAAAATCTACACGCTTTTTATCAACGGAAAACAAAGGGACTACACCGACAAGCGACGCGCTTATGCGGTTGCCCGCCTTTTCGGAGCGGTGGTATTTTCCCGCGAAAGATACATTTACACACTTGAAGAAGTGCTTAAAAAATAATAAAATCAAAGGAGTTTTGAAAATGGACATTAAAGAACTTGATTGTTTTAGGCAATATTTAGACACTGACAAAATCGCCAAAAAAAACATATATCCGTTTGTTTGGTTGAGTGGAAGTAATACGCTTGTTAGCCCTATTGCATATTACAAAAACGAAATTGTCTTGCAATGGAACGGCAATCGAAATATTTACCAAAAATGGATAGAACGAACGGTCAAAAAGTTTGATAACATATTAAAGGACGGTTATTTTGACAAAGGCGACGGAAGTTGTCCCCCTGCAATAGTATTTGAATTAAAAAATTGTTTAGAAACAAAGTAAAGAAAAGCCCACGGTTTTGTGCCGTGGGTATCTTTTTGCCCTTTTCCGCCCCGTGGTTGCCCCGTGGGCGGTTTTTTATGCTCGGTTGATAACTTATTCGTCCGCCGCGCTTTCGCCGTTTTTAAGGCGGTTTATCGCCCTTTGGCTCGGCGGTATCTTTCCGCTTTTCCGCAATAAGTAAATATATTGTGATATTGTGTTTGCGCTCCGTCCCATTTGCGGGGCTATCTCGGCGGGCGTTTTCCCGCCCTTGACGGCTGCAAGCAAAGCCCTTTCGTCATCGTCTGTCCACGGCTTGCGCCTTTCCTTTTCCCCGTCTAACAATGTGCTTACATAGTTTATACTATGCCCGATTGCGCGGGCTATATCGCTATACGATAACCCGCAACGGTATAAGTATATCACACGCTCGCGGTGAATATCCCTGACCGCCGCCCTGTGCCATTTATTATCTTTTATGTACTTGTATATTGTCGCCTCGCATACGCCCATTTCTGCGGCTATCTGGGCAACCGACGCTCCGCCCGCATATAGTTGCCTCATTCTGGCAATCTCAACGCCGTTCGGCTCAAACTTGTTCGGTCTGCCCGTCTTTTTCTCGCCCCTATATATTGCTATACTCCAATAGTATTTTGCCATTCCAAGCGACACGCCAAGCCTTTCTGCGACTTCTCGGAGCGTTACTCCGTCCGCCCGCATTGCAATGGTCTTTTCTATGTTTTCTGCGGTTTTAGGGTTGTTATATCGGCGCACATCGTACTCGTGCTGTTTCTGCACTTTCTGCGGTTTCGGCGGCTTTGGTTTTGGGGAGTGGGGCGGTATCACATACTCGCCCTTTTCCCTTGCCTCGTGCAATATCCCATAATACTGGTATATGCTTATAGGAATTATGTTAAGTGTTTTTTCTGTCGAATAATGACGGTTATAGCACTCGACTACTTGCTTTTTAATTTCGTCCGTGATTTCTCGTGTTTTCATTTATTTACCTTTGTATTTACTTGTGCTTGTGATGTAACATCAGTTGTCGGAACTGCTTTAATGGGAAATTCATTTATTGTCCCACAAGTTGATTTATGCGGAGTACAATATGGACACTCTTGTATTGACGGTGATAATACAGCACCACATTTAGGACAAATCCACCCATAATCAGTTACAGTTACGGAATTATCAGGTTTGAAAAATGGCGCACGATATACAAGGTCGTTCCAAGTGTTTTTTATTTCATAAGCACATTTAGGACAAACATATTTCATTTCAAAATTACCACGAGTGTCAGGGCAACTATTTACTATTAAATACATTTCTTCATTACATTGTGGACATTTCATTTTTCTTCCTCCTTATTGTCATATATATTGCCGACTACCTCATAAGGGCAATCGTCCATTGTTTGCCAATCGTCGCCGATATTGACTAAAAACGCACATTCTGCATTTTGCCACTCTACAACCCCTTGCGTTCCGTGCGGACTTTCTACAATATCGCCCTCAAAAATCTTTTTGCCGTTCTTATCTGTCAAGCCCGTGTATTGTCCGACGGTTTTAGGGATAACCTCGTAAGCAATTATGCCACCTGTAAAAAACCCAACTCCAATACTTGCCGCGATAAACATTTGATATTTTTTATCGTTACCTTTGACGGCATAGCCATACCCCCATTCGTCGCTATCTACTCGTTTGCCTCTAAAAAGTATTTCTCTGTTCATTTTCTTTTCCCCTAAAAAGTTAATAGTGATATTTGTCCTGTTGCATCTATATTGTTCAGGCGGTCGTTTGCTACTTGTACCCATTTTGGATTTATTTCAAATCCTATAAAATTTCTACCTGTATTTTTGCAAGCAACCGCAGTTGTTCCACTCCCCATAAAAGTGTCTAATACTATATCATTTGGTTGGCTACTGTTTTTTATAAGCGTTTCTATGATGTTTAATGGTTTTATTGTAGGATGATCAAACTTATCTTTTGACGCCTTGTTCTTCTTATCTATCCAATAAGTAAATGCCGTATCAAATGTTGTGTTAAGACGAACATTTTTTCTAAAATACAAGCAAAACTCTTTGTCTATTAAATAGTTACCACCACAAAGAGGTGTTGGGTTTGTTTTACACCACACCATTATTTCAAAACAACATTGGTTTTTAGTCACAAAATAGTCAAGATATAAAGGTATTTGCTTTTTATTGCACCAAATATAAATATTGGGTTTTTTCATAACACGCATAAATTCATCTAAAATGCTGTTATCTATGCCGTCACATATAGTTTTCAGTTCATTATTACAATTAGCAAATGTCCTGCTTATATTGTTTTTTTTGCTACCTATTGTGTCAATTTCATACGGAGGATCTGTCACAATTAAGTCAACACTCTTTTCGGGTATGCGTTTTATCGCTTCGTATGCATCGACATTGTATATGTTATTTAGTTCAAATTCCATTTTGCTTCCTCCAACTGGTCAACAATCTTTTTGCATTGTTCTTCTACATATTCAAGACTTCTAACAGGTTGTAAGAAAGTAGGCGAAAGAATTTGCATTTCAATAAGTTCGTTAAAGCGTTTTTCGGTGAGAAGTCCGTATTTCAAAGCCGTGTTATAGTCATTTCCGTCGCAAATATGACCGCAGTCAAAACCGATGTAATAAGTTTCTTTCTGCCCATAATCATACGGCAATGTTCCCGAGAACGATAAACCACAGTGGCACTCTATGTCATATTCGTTAAATTCCTTATCGTCATCAACAGACACATAACCACACCTATATCCACGACAACCGAATATACATATACAGTCGTGTCCTTTGTATTCAAATTGTTTTTCTACTACTGCAACTTTACTCATTTTTCTTCTCCTAAATCTTCAACATAGCACCAACTTTGCGGTGGTCTTTCCACCCAATTACAACAAATTCCCGTCCAATCGCTGTAATATTCACATTCATTCGCTAAACAATATGAGTTTCTATCCTTATAATGGCAATGTTTCTTAAAATCTCCCAACTCTTTTGGCTTGTCATAAATCTTCAAGTCGCTGATATGCCACAAATAACCGTCATACATTTGATTTGCCTTAACTGCTTTCCCTGCTATGTAATCCCACAAATCATATTCATCTAAACAAGTCTTTTTTATATCATCTGGGAAAACATTTGTTAAGTGATTTTTACCTTGACTATCAAAATATGCTTGACTACAAATTATTCTATCACAGATAAATTCACCGATTACTCGTCCGTTCCACTTGCCTCTATCTCCGAATATCCCTGCCCATATAATATCATCTTGTTTTTTCTCTTTTGTGCAGTAAATATAGCACTTAAACGGCACTTCTTTCGGCGTGGTCTTTCGCACTTCGATTGTCTTTTCTCCTCTTGCTATCTTTTCCGTCCATTTCGGGCGAATACTAATTAAAACTGATTTCATTCTTCCACCTCCGCTTGTTTGCATTGTTCGCAACGATGTCCGTATGAAATTTTCTGTTCAAACAAATAACAATAGCCCCAATCGAACCTGTCCTGTCGATAGTATCTACAAGTTTCGCAAGGACGAAACAAATCATTCGGTACTTCGATTTCAACTCTTATCTTCGGCATCATTCATACTCCTTTAACAGTTCGTCGATTTCATAATTTGCATTGATTACAACATTGTCATTCGACACTCTATCTTCCGTAAGTCTTTTTCTTAACTTTTCCGCGAACGCCATAACTGCCGAACGCTCCCACATATCCTTTAAGCCCTCAACGCCGTCTATGCCTTTTATGTACTCGTCTATACCTTTCCCGAGCAACTCGTCAAGGTTTTCAACTATATCGTGGAGAATTTCGACGTCGCTTCCCATTCTATCAAGAAACAGCGTTGCTTGTTCTCGCTCGGTTAATTCGTAGTCATCTTCTTCCATTATCTTTTGCTTAATTGCCAACGGGTTTTTTTCAAGTTTCACTTTGAGTTGTTCGTTTTCTTTTTCAAGCCGTTTAATTTCGTTTTTCAGGTTTACTTTATCATCTAAACAACTTTCTGTGTATGGGTTTCTCACGCAATCTGTACCCGACCACGCAGGACATTTTCTACACTTTTCAAACTCGTCAATCTTTCGATAACCTGCGTTGTAAAGTGCTTCGGCGTGCCTATAAGCATTACACTTCCCTTGCTTAAAATCGCATTTTGCACACTCTTCTGCGGTATGAGCCTGTGGGTTTCTTACGCACCCAATGACTGCCATTTCTTCGATTTGTTCTTGTTTAGTCATTTTATTCTCCTAAAACTCCCACTGTGGTTTATCTTTGAACTCTATGCTGTATCTTTCTTTAAGGTATTTTACTGTCGGCATAAAAAATACTCTCGGAACATTTATGTTTGGAATATTTGCTTTTGCCCAATCAAGAACACTGTCTGGTAACGGCATAGAAAGCATACAATATGTTATAATATGATTTAACATATCGGCAGTTAGTTTATCATTAGCGAACTCTTTATTACAGTTTACATCAATTTTGCTCGGAAGCCAAGATTGTGCAAACGATAACTTATCTTGTAATTTCTTGATTTTCTTCGCTGACAAGCGAGCAATCATAGAAAGTCCTAAATCTTCAAAGTCGTTTTCAACAAACCACTTTTCTATAATTTCTGCTTCCTTAACGGGGTCAGTTGTGTTTCCGTATTGTATCAATAATTCTTTAAGTGTCATTTTTGTTCCTCCAAATATTTCCAAAAAAGTTCAAACCCCTTTTCAGCAGGCTCGCCCTTAAAGGACGGCTTATGGTTTATTTCAATCAGCCTATCTATGTTGCTTTGTTCATTTTTGTGGAGTTCCGATAACGACCACTCCGTTTTGAAAGGTGTAATCGAATATTCATACCCACGATACTCATACCACCATTCAACATCGCCGTCTTTATTTATTGTTTTGTACAAAAATTTCGCTTTCGTCATTGCCTTAAATCTCTTCAAGCCTATCTTCGTTTGGCACATATCCGCCGCCATATCCGCACTCGTGGCACTCGTATTCTCCGCTTCTATCGGAATATTCCAAGTCCGCTCCGCAATAAGGGCAAACACCCTCAAATTCCGCTTCTTCTTTAATTTCTTCCTTGCAGTATTCTCTCATTTCTTTGAGTTTCGCAATGGTGCGTTTCGCATAGGTTTCAAAGCCAAGTTCTTCTATCTCGGCAATCGCCCCGTCAAGTGCTTCAAGAAATTCCACCTTTTCGCCGTCGCTCCAATAATCATAGAGCGCGTCCGTCAACATTGTGCTTGCTATCATTTTCTTTTTCTCCTTTTCTTCTTTAATTTGTTTGCTTTAACGACCGCTGCCCAATTTATGGGCGACCTGTCAATTTGATAAATGTTGCCGTCGCTGTCCACCCATTGCTCGTCCGCTATCATAGGCGAAACTTTTGCGTGGCACTCGGCAATCGTTGCCATAAGTTCACTTGTTGTTTTCATCTATTACCTCCAATGTTTTTTACTAATTCATAGACACGGGAGCGACCGTAGGTTATTCCAAGTTCTTCTCGGTTTTCCCATATCTCTCGCGCCGTATATCCGTTTTTAAGGCACTTTTCAATCTCGGCGACTTGCTCATCATAGTTGTCGCTTTTCTTGCGCCCAAGTGCCACTCCCGCCGCTTTTCGGGCTTGCAATGCTTGTTTAGTGCGGTCGGCTATAATGTCGCGTTCAAATTGTGCAAATGCCGACATTACATTAAAGAGCAGTGCGCCCATTGCGTCAAGTCCATTTCCGCCGACAGAAAGATTTTCTTTAATAAATACTACCTTTACTTTCATTTTATGAGCAAGCAAGTCAGTGGTTTCGATAAGGTCTTGCACCGACCTTGCCATTCTACTCATACTCTCAAAGTAAACCGTGTCGCCCGCTTTAAGTTCTTTAAGCATTTTCTCGAACTCTTGACGACCGCAAGCCTTTTTAGTCCCGCTTATCTTTTCTTCAAACACTTTATCTATCTTATAGTCTTTAAGCACAAACTCTTGACGGATAAATTCTTGTTTATCTTTTGTACTAACTCTCATATAAGCAAAGTTCATTTTTCTTACTCCTTTATGTAAAAACCGCCTTTGGTATGGTTTAATATTATCATATCCAAATGCGGTTGTCAAGTATTTTTATTTTATTATTTTAATTTTTTTTGTTCCGCCGTCATACTTGCGCCGAGTAGCCTTTCAAGTTGCTTTTGGAGTTCAAGCGGGCTTTGGTTAAGTTTGTTTTCAACCGAGATTGTCGCCGAAAAGTTGTTTTCCACAAGCCCTTGCCCCGCGTCCTTGATTTTCATTCGCGCCATTGTTGCCTTGTCGTTGACGTTTCCGACTTCGCCAGCGTGAAAGCCGAGTGAGTTAAAATAGTCGTCGATTGATTGCACCAAAAGCCGTCGTTCGTCATCGTCATCTTCCGCCCACGAATTGTAAACTTTTACCGTTATGCCGATTAGGGCGCAAAAATCTTGCTTGTTAGCAGGAAAGTCAAAGTATTCGTTGTAAAATGCGATAAGGTCAGAATAGGCGTTGAAATAGCCCCTTATATCGTCATTATTTAGACTAATAATATGGTCGGTGTCTTTAAGTCCGAGTTGGTGGATAACCGCCGTAATTTTCGTTGCAAGTCGATAGCCGTATTTTGCCGTAAGCGGTTTAGAGCGGGCTTCGTTTGCGGTTTTTTCAGCAATAAGCCTTGAAAACATTTCGCTTGTGCCTTTTTTAATTTTGTCTATCTTATAGTCGATTTCGTCCATTTGGACGGGTTCGCCATTTTCGTCAATATCTTGTATAATATCTAACATATATTATTCCTTTGGCTCTTTGCCGTAATACAATTCGGCGAGTTCGTCTTGCAATGCGCGAACTTCAATTTCCCTAAATCCGTCGTCAAGAGTGTTGTTACACTTATCCCTATAATCGGTTAGGTTTTCAAGTTTTGTCCTATTCTCATAAACGGTATGGTTATCGTTTTCAAACTCATACTCTATGATAGAAAAAACGGTGTCCTTAAAGTTCGGTGTCTTTTCTTCATATAATACAAGTATCTTCTTCCAGATTGTGTCGGGATAGGTGATAAACTCGTTCTCGGCGGGTTTTACCACTCTTGTATAAATCCGCAACGCCATTATATCTTCATTGAATAAACTAATCATTTTCTTCTCCTATTTCTCGGCATAGTCTTTGTATTTCGTCGGAAGTGATGTAAGTACACTTTGAGGGTTTTGCTATTTTGGCAAGGTCGCCTATGTTTAGCCCAAACCATTTATATATCATTGCACATACAAGGTCTTGCAATTTCTCATTCTGCTTGCTTGTCATATTCTTCAACCGCCTTTTTAAGTGCTTTAAGTGTTCTCATATCGGCTTTTGCTGACCTTACCGCCGCTAATGACGAAAAAACTACAAGTGCCAATATTATTCCTATGATTACATAACTTGCGATTTCCACACCCGTTGTGGCGTGTTTTGTGGCAAGCACAATGTCAAGTACAAGCCCAACAATCGCAAAAAGTGTAAATAGCGTGCCAACATCTAACGCCGCTTTTGTTTGCTTTTCCTGCTCTTTAATAAAATCTTCGGGTTTCATATACTTCCGTCCTTTGCAAAATCGACAAATTCAAGTTGCCTTTCTTCTCTCGGCTCATAAGACTTACCACGCAATGACGGGTAAAGTTCCATACATTTGCGTCTTGTGCGCCCTACTGTTTCCATTGACGGAATTTCTTTCGCCTTTACTCTTTCCGCAAGTTCACCAAACGGGATATTGATTGAATACCCGTACTTGTTCAACACAAACCCGTAAAGGACAAAATCGCAGTCCCTTGCGCGTGGTTTCTGTTCCAAAATCTCTTTAACGAGTTCCGCCACTTGTCGTACTTTCATTTATCTACTCCTTTAAGTATGTTTATAATGATTTTCCCCGTGCTTGCCTTGTCGCAAAAGCCAAACTTAACACCGTATCGCTCTTGCATTGTTCGCAAACACTTTGCAAGGGTTTCCCCTTTGACTTTCGTTCGGGGAGAGTGCCATTCAGACAAGTTTCCGTGCGGCGGTATTTCTTCGACAAGAATAATAAGTTGTATTCCGCACTCTTTCGCCCGCTTGCACTCGTCCCTAAACCTTTCGTGTTGGTTTCCGCAGACATTTCCGCAGAGTTCCAGAAAATCTTTCTTCGTGTCAATGGCTATCGTTTGGTTATCAAGTCGGGCATAGTCGCCGACAAAAAGTTTCGTCCTTACTACTTTATAACCTTGTGCCTTAAAATATGCAAGTTTTGCTTCGTGCTTGCCCTCTTGCTGTCTTGTGTCCGATATAATAACAAACTTATCCATTATTCACTTAAAAAGGTAAAAAGTCGTCCATTCCGCTAAAAGATTGCGGCGCAGTCGTGGTTGTTTCAGTGTCGCCGTCATTGCCCCAATTCGCTCTTATAAGCGAAAAGCCGTCAGACGGAACTGTAATGTTAAGAGTTCGCTTGCCTTTGTATTCGGGGTTAAGCCCGATTGCCGACACCTTATTGATTTGGATTTCGTCGCCTTTGGTTTTCTTTTCCCAATTATGCGGGGTAATCGCCAACTGCTCGCCCCAAATCGTGATTGTCGCTTCTTCATAAGCGTTTGTTACTTTGTCTTTGTATTGTATATTGAGTTTATTGCACTTGCAACTCTCAATGTACTTTGCTTTACGGATTTCATACTTACTTTTGTTTTCGCCTTTTTCTACAAGATAAATCATATATGTTTCTCCTTATTTGTTTTCATTGTATTTTTCAAAATATTCAACAACTTCATCATAGTCTTTTTGCTTGATGTCTTTTGTAGATCCATAGCCCTTGCTCACAAGAATTTGCTTTGCTTTTTCCGCCGTAATCTCATTTTCCGCCGCAATCGCAAAAATTCTCTTGATTTGTTTCGGGGTTATCGGGTCATTGTCGGACAAAATTTCCTTTGCCCTTTCTTCGTTGCTTTCATCTTCAATGTCTTGTGTAAATGCGTCAGAAAGTCCCGCTATTGTGAGTGCTAAATCAACCACAGCCCTTTTTTTTGCTTTCTTCAAAGCACTGTTGGCACTATCAAATGCTCCCGCTACACCGAAAGAACGCTCACTTGTGTTAGCGCACCCGACACCCGTTCTTACGACTTTGCCGTCATAGTATGCGGTTGCCTTAATCTCATAGTAGAAAAACCCTTTATTATAGTCTTTATAACTATCAGTGATTTCGGTATCATAAGCAAGGTTATATCCCATAAGGACTTTTTCCGCTCCGCTTTTCCATAATGACGGTGTTTTCGCTTTCGGCACTTTACCAAAGTCAACACCCCTTTTAAGCGTTGTCGAAAAATCTCCTATCCTCAACTCATAGTTGTTTCTTTTGGTAGAAAGTTCCGCTTTTGGTGCTTCATAAACAATAATGTCATTTTCCATTATATTTCTCCTTTAATTTTTTATTGTGTTTAAGTAAAATATCAAACCACTCATAATCGAGTTTTATCGGCTTGAAAACATATCCGTCTTTTTTTAAGTGCAATACATATTCGCACTCGGTGTTTATGCCGTACTCGGCAAGTAAGTTCTTGTACCCGACCAACTGCACCGACAACGACTTCTTGTCAATTACGCTTGTTGCTTTGTAATCAATCAAAAAAATCTTTCCGTCGATTTCGCAAACAAGGTCGCACTTCCCGCAATACCCTAATTTCGCCGAAAACAGTGCCTTTTCCGTGTAAATCACTTTTGGTCGATAAGTTTTATACCATTCGACAAAACTTGCGATATATGGCAAATATGGGCTTTCTTTCATTTCGTCATCGACTTCGCCTGTAAGCGCATAAGTTTCGCACAGTTCGTGTACTTCCGTGCCGCGTTGCTTTGCCCTGTCAAGCAAACTTTTGGATAACGCGTCTAATCTCTTAAAAGAAATCGGCTCGCAAATTTCGGTTACACTCGGATATTCTATTCCGTCTATTGTATATTTGTGGGTTTCTTCGTCAAAGTTCGTCGTCATCGTCATCTTCAAAAATTGAAACTTCGTCGTCCGCTCTATTGACTTCATTATCTTTGCTGCCAAACAACCAATCAAGTAACATTTTTATTCTCCTTTATAAGTTTTTTAATTACCTTGTCAAGTGATTTTATCGGACACTTTTCATAAGTGTTTTCAAAACTCACAAAATCATAATGACCGTCCAAAAGGCACTCATATTTCGTTACTACCGAACAGCACACATCACAAGGCTTTAATTCGTGTACATACTTATGACAATTACATTCTTTACAACTCTGCGGCTTGTCTTTCTCAAAAGCATAAAACCGTTTCATTGCAGTTGTCCTTTTTTCATTTTTTCGTAATAGTCCCTAATGGCAATGTCCACTTGTTTTGTAAAGGATATTCCATAGTACCCCTTAATATCACTCATTTTCGTATGAGTGCTTTCGCTGATTTTGATACTTCTTTTCGTTTCTTGTTTTTCTTTCGAGTTTTCCATTTCTAACCTCCAACTATTTATCATTATACCATTTGTTTATCCGCTTGTCAACCACTTTCGACTACTTTGACAATGTTTTTTTATACTTTTTTTCTTGACTTTATAGGTGGTCTATGGTAGTATTTTCCTATAAATAAAACCAAATTAGGAGATTTGTTATGATTTGCCCGAATTGCAAAAGTGATGATGTAAAAGTTCAAGTTGTTGCCGAACAGAAAAAGCGTGGCGTTCTCGGTGTTTGCCTTTGGCTTATTCTCGGTTTCTTTACTTGCGGTGTCGCACTTCTCTTTCCTTTACTTATAAAGAAAGGTAGTAAAACCAAACAATATGCTATTTGCCAAAATTGCGGTCATCGCTGGGAAGTTTAATTTTTCTTAACTTTTTCGCAAAAACCGCTTGACAAGCGCATAAAGCAAGCATATAATAGACTTGTAATCGGTATTCGGTGAGTGATAGCATTGAGTATCGGCAACTGAATATCGGTTATCCTAAACCGCTTAAACAACCCCGCCTATCACAATAAGGGAAGTTTAAGTGGTTTTTTTATTGGATAAAAGGAGGCGGATATGAAAGGCGAAATCATATATCTTTCATCAAAAGAAGCGTGGGAGTTTTTGAAACCACGACATTACGCAGGTAGAAAGCCACCTATAAGCAAAGCATTTGGTTGGGAAATAGGAGGCGAACTTGTAGCGGTTTGCACTTTCGGTAAACCTGCCTCTCCCTCATTGTGTGATGGTATCTGCGGAAAAGAATATAGCGCAAGCGTTTATGAACTTAATAGATTATGTCGTATAGAAGAACTAAAAGAGCCTTTATCACAGTTTGTATCCGCTTGTTTGCGCAGATTAAGAGCAAATGACTGGATAATCGTTTCGTATAGCGATACGGGAATGCACCATAACGGATATATCTATCAAGCGTGCAACTTCTTATATACTGGTCAAACAAAGCAAAGAACAGATAAATGGACTGCCAACGGAAAACACTCACGGCATTATTCTAACGATGAGCAGGGCGAGTATAGAAAGGTGAGAACTGCAAAAAATAGATATGTATATTTTGCAACTCACTCTAAAACAAGGAAAAAGGAATGGCAAAGTGCTTTGAATTATCCAATATTACCATATCCAAAAGCACAAAATCAAAACTACATATTAGGCGAGTATCAAAAAGACATACTGGTAAAAGCGAATTAACGGAGGTAGAACTATGGCAGAATATAACAAGCAAAGGTATTACTGGATAAAACTAACAGACCACTTTTTAACGAGCGATACCGTTGATTTTTTACTTTCGCAAAAGAACGGCGCAAACTATGTTGTCCTGTATCAAATGCTTTGCTTAAAATCGGTAAACTCAAACGGCTTACTTGCAAGACAAATCGGTGAAATCATTGTCCCATACGACGTTGAAAAGATACAAAGAGATTGTAAACACTTTGATATTGATACCGTTCGGGTTGCTTTGGAACTCTACAAGAAGCTCGGACTTGTCTATGAACAGCAAGACGGAATATTGCAGATTACGGATTTTGACAGGCTTGTTGGAAGTCAAACAATTTCCGCCGAAAAGAAACAAATTCAAATCGCAAATAGGCAAAGTGGAAAACAAGGTGGAACAAAGGTGGAAAAATTTCCACCAGATATAGAGATAAAGAGATTAAGAGATAAAGAGATAGATATTAAAGATATAAAAGAAAAAGACATAAATGTAGAAAAAGAAAGCCCGACGGACAAGCCGTCGTCGCCCGCTCCAAAACACAAGTATGGGCAATATAAGAATGTTTTATTGACTGAAAAAGAGTATAACACTCTTATCGGAATGACCGACGGAAAGGAAGCGATTGAGTTTTTATCGGAGTATCGAGAGTACAAAGGGTATAAAGCAAAGAGCGACTATTTGGCGATAAGAAAGTGGGTTTTTAACGCACTTAAAGAGCAACGAACAAAGCAAGGCAAGGCGAACTTCACCGAGCGTGAGTACACCAAAGAGCAGTTGGATATAATAGGGCGCGTGCCGAGCATTGAAGATTACGATTTATAAGGAGTAGATTATGGCACTTATAGAATATAGGCTTGACGGAACGGTCAACAAAGTAGAAAACGCAATAAAGCGCATACAATTAGCGAACTTATCGGAAGAGCCTTTGTATGTATGTTATAGCGGGGGAAAGGACAGCAAGGTTATTCGACACCTTATGGGAATGAGCGGAGTACCGCACGAACTGCATTATAACTTAACCACGGTCGATATTCCGTCGGTTGTAAGGGAAATTATGGACGACAAGGAAGTTATCGTCGAAAAGGCAAGATATGCGGACGGGACACAAAAAACTATGTGGAACTTGATTGTAAAAAAACATATACCACCGACAAGAATATGCCGCTATTGTTGCTCCGAACTCAAAGAAGCGAGCGGGAAAGGGCGGATATGTGTTACGGGCGTAAGAGCAGCCGAAAGCGTTTCGCGTGCCAAAAAAGCGGGGGAGGCAAAGATATTTGGCGGAAAGGGAGTGGAAGTAATACACAATATGGACAATGATGAAAACCGCCGAATGATTGAACAGTGTTATAGAACGCAAAAAACGCTTATTAACCCGATAATTGACTGGACGGACGACGATATTTGGGAGTTTTCAAAAGCCGAAAATATCAAACAAAATCCGCTGTATATACAATGTGGCGGAACGAAGAAAAGGCTCGGTTGTATATTATGTCCTATGGCAAGAATGGAAGATAGGCTTAACGACTTAAAGGACTATCCAAAAATTGCCGAGTGTTATATTAAAGCGTTTGATAAAATGCTCGGAAATATGCCCGACCAAAGCAAATTATCGTGGAAAAACGGCACGGAAGTTATGGACTGGTGGTTGTACGGGAACAAGGAAGCCGACGAAAATCAAATCACTTTTGACGACTTATAAGGAGTGAAAAAATGTACGAACAATTAACATTATGCGATATGGACAAAATAGACAATACAAAAAGGCAAAACCGCACAAAATGGCGAAAAGGAATGCAATCATATTGTGATAGACAACAGCAAAACGGAAATGCAGATATGAACGGGTGGTGTGCGTGTGGATATATGGACTTTTGCAACTATTGCAATGGGGCAGATTTTTCAAGAGCGTGTGTTGATAGTATAGAAGAAATGTGCAACGAAAAAGGAATTATAATTGATTATTATCGAACCGACTATGAACAACAATTAAAAGAGTATGAGGAGTGAAAGAATGAAACAAGCAGAATATCAAATCTCGCTATTTGACGGCGACCACAAATTGACAATAGATAAGCCGATAAGACTTATTGAGTTATTTGCGGGCTATGGAAGTCAAGCGTTGGCGTTAAAATACTTGGGTGCAAATTTTGAGCATTGGAAAATATGCGAATGGGCGGTTAAGTCGATACAAGCATATAAGGACTTGCACTTTGGCGATGACAACACCGACTATTCGGCAACAAAGACACAAGATGAAGTAATAGACTATCTTTATAGCAAGGGAATAAGCGCAAATTACAATGAGCCGATGAAACTCGACCAAATCAAGCGACTTGGCGAAGAAAAGCAAAGAGTTATATATAACAATCTTATTGCTACGCACAATATTGTATCGGTATGCAACTGCCACGCAAGCGACCTTGAAATATCAGACACCGATAAATATACCTACATTATGACTTATAGTTTTCCGTGTCAAGACCTTTCCTCTGCGGGCAAAGGATTAGGAATGGAGAAAGGGAGTGGAACACGGTCGGGGTTGCTTTGGGAAGTTGAGCGAATACTTGACGAGTGCAACGGCAATCTCCCGCAAATCTTGCTTATGGAAAACGTGCCAGAAGTTATCGGCACTAAAAATAGTGAACACTTTTCGCAATGGGTTGCAAAATTGGACAGTTTGGGTTATAAAAGCAAGTGGGAAATCTTGAACGCAAAAGACTACGGTGTCCCGCAAAACCGCGCAAGGTGTTTTATGGTGTCGTGGCTCGGGAATTACTATTATGACTTTCCGAAAAAAGTTAAACTCGAAAAACGACTTAAAGAAATATTAGAAACAAATGTTGACGAAAAATATTACTTGAATGATGATACAATCGAAAGAATAAGCAAGTGGAATAATTTTATAAGGTGAAACAAATGGATAATAAAGTTATTGTGCGACTTACACACGGATATTTTAATGGAGGGGTGGAAACCTTGCCAGAAGCGTGTCCTACAATAGACGCACATATAGGCTGTTGGCATATTTTAATAGGTGAAAAAATGAATGATAATAGATTTTTCAAGCAAGCGTTTGAAACCGCACAAGAAAATGAGTGTAGCATAGGCGACACAATAGACGCATACAACAAGAAAGTAAATCAAAGTGGAACATCTCCGACAATTACAACGCGACCAGAGGGGTTCAAAACAGCAATACTGGTTGTTGACGGCTTTAATCAATCTATTAGAGCCGACCAGACGTGTTTTGGCACAATCACAAGGAATGTAGGTGCAGACTTAAAACGCAACGGACAAGGAATAATAGAGATAGAACCGCTTGCGCTTGACGAGCAAAACGGATATATTCGACAAGACGGCATAGTAGGAACACTAACAACCGACGGAAGTAGCCCTAAACATAACAACCGAATTATAGAAAACCTGCGTATAAGGAAACTTACGCCAAAAGAATGTGGACGGCTTATGGGAGTGCGAGATAAAGATATAGACACAATGGCGGTCAACCAAAGCAACTCATCGCAGTATCACTTGTATGGCGATAGTATCGTTGTCGATGTGCTAATGGCAATTTTCGGACAAATGTTATAGCAATGCATCGTTTGGGCGGGATATTAAGGAGATAAAAAATGGGAGCAACACTATACGGCGTTCCTTATCAAGGTAGCAAAAATGCAATAGCCGAAAAGATAGTAAGCATATTACCAGCGGCAGAAAACTTTTATGACCTTTTTGCGGGTGGTTGCGCTATAACTCATCGTGCGATAATAGACGGTCGGTGGAATAACTACATTGTAAACGATATTGATAGCGTGCCTAATCTATTCTTTGACGCGGTAAGTGGAAAATATGAAAACGAAAAACGGTGGATAAGTCGAGATGATTTTAACTCACTAAAAGACAATGACCTGTATGTATCAATATGTTGGAGTTTTGGAAATAATAGAAAGGACTATTTATATTCAAAGGAAATAGAGCCGTGGAGAAAGGCGTTGCATTATGCAAGGGTTTTGGGCGATAATTCTCTTTTGTGTGATTTTGGTATTAAGTCGGACGGGAACACCAAAGATATAAAAAAACACCACAATGAGTACAAGGATAAATATATCAAGTGGTATATTAAAAATGTGCAGGACAATAAGTTTTGTGGCAAAATAAATACCGATTTATCAAGATTACAACACCTTGAACGCTTGCAACGCTTGCAACGCTTGCAAAGTCTGCAACGCCTGCAACGCCTGCAAATAAGTCAAAAATCTTATGACGAAGTTGAAATAAAACATAACAGTGTAATTTATTGCGATATACCATACGAAAACACAAAAGGATATAGTTGCGGCGACTTTGACTTTAAGAAATTTTACGACTGGGCAAGCAACCAAAAAGAACTTGTATTTATATCAAGTTATAATATCACAGATGAACGATTTGAAGAAGCGGAAGCGTGGAGCAAAATTATACAGTTTTCACAAACAAACACAAAAGGGTGCGAAAAACTTTATGTGCCAAAAGGTCAAGGAAAGCGTTGCCCCATAACCTTACTTGATTTATTATAATAAAGGATAAGAAAATGGAAGATAAAATGACTAAACAAGTAGAAGATATGATTAAACAAATAGCAAAACTCACAGAAGAAAATCAACGTCTTAAAAAAGTAATAAAAAATTTAGAAGAAGCGCATTATAATGACATTGATGAAATGGTGGGAAAGCGAATGTTAATTATGAAAGAAATCAAAGAATATATATATGATAAAATAGTTGACGATTTTGGCGACGAAGCAGACAGCGTAGTTTATTATACACTTAACATTGACGAATTTTTTGACAAGTTGGACGAGTTAGCACAAGAATAAAGAGAAAAGGGATAGGCAAAGTGCTTATCCCATTCTACAATTCGTAATATGCAACAATTAAGCATAAAATTAAGAGTATGAATAATCCGCTCATAATCTTATAGAGTTTCATTTTCATACCCTTTGTGTTTTGTTATCTTTTAGCGCAAAAATCGTCAAAACTGCCGACAAATGCACCGTTTGCAACAGCCGCACGGAACTCGTTAAGAAGTTCGAGTTTTGCCTGTTCTTGCTGTCTTTGTTCGGCTTCTGCTTTCTTTTGCTCGATAAACTCATCAAGCGATACAAGGCAGTTGCCGTCCGCAACTTCTCTGCGATATTCCGCTTCATACATATCGTGGTCGGCTTTCGCTTTTGCGATTGCTTGTGCTTCTTCGTTTGCTTTTTGTGCTTCCGCTTCCGCATACGCCTGCTCTACAAGGTCAACGGACTTGCCGAAACCGAGAGCCTTTGCGGTTTTACGAAGAGCCACCATAACGGGGCTTTCCCAACCCGCACTCACACAACCCAAACAAAGAATTGCCATAAGTAAGCCAAACACGAGTACACCGATTATGATACTTGCCCACAAAGGGATTTGCGCATTCCCATACACAATCCCACACGAAGCACCTGCGCCTGACATTGCACTTGCGATAAACGAAGCAACAATACCACATATCGTTTTAGGATTGTTTTTAAGGTAAATTGCAAAAGCACTTTGCTTTTTTGCTTTCTTTTCCTTGACAACTTTTTCCTTTGCCATAGTTTTACCTCTTTTTTTGTTTATATTTGTCGCACAAAATGCTATAAAAATAGCTCCAACTTTTGGAAGAGTTTTGACCGCAATAGGTTTAGTGGCTTCCATAAGTTTAACCGCCTTGCTTGTTTGCACCGCTACCTTTGTTACTTTAAGTGATGAAACCAAAACGACAATCGCTTTAAGTGCGTAAACGGCAAGTGCCACCGATAACGCACCTGTAAATATATCGGCTATGCTTATGATAAGTGTCGATACATTTGATTTCAAGTCGTTCCGATACGTTACAAGTATTTTAAGTATCATCACAAAAGACAACAAACTTGCAATAAGCGAGCAAATTTGCCAATCTATTGAAGTTAGGCACATTGAAACAATGCCGAAAAGCAAGTCAATAACCGACAAAATAAGCAATGTTCGATTATCGAGAGCCTTTCGGACAATCTTTTGTTTCAGCACCTCATCGTCTGACATAATTAAAATACGGGAATATAGGGGGCTTCTGCGGGTTCTTGCACGGGTGCTTCCGTAACAACGGGCTGCTCAACGGCTTCGGGGGCAACTTCTTCTACGGGGGCGGGAGCGGGTACAACTTCTTCTTCCACGGGTTCGTCCGCAACTTCTTCCACAAAAAGCATAAGATAATCAAGCGTTTTCTTTTTTGCCGAAATATCAAATGCCGCTTCTTCCTTTAAGAGAATATCCGCAAATGCGCTGATAAGCACATCGCTCCAACCGCGCTGTTCGCCGATAGCCTTTGCTTCGTTGAAAGCGTGTAAGTCGTTATCCGCAATTTCGCCTTGCAGTCTTGCAATTTCACCAAGTAATTTTTCCGAGTTTACTTTTAACATAGTTTACACTCCGTTTTTAATATTATAAAAGGCTCAAAAGTTCAAGAGCCGCTTTGTCGGGGAATATTGTTACGCCGAAAGAGTTTTGCACAAGCAACAAAATCACATAGACAATCACGCCTATAATCGACATAATTGCAAGAGATGAACAAATCACAAGTGCGGGTTTGCCGAAGTTCGCTATTTGCATAAAGACTTCGTTTACAGCGTTAAATATCGAAAGAATTATTGTAACAAGGCAATAGGGCAATGTTAAGATACACAACATAAGCACCATAAGCGGTATGCCGTACGACCTATCCGCATAGGTTTTAGGCTGTTCTCTCTCATAAATATATTCCGTGCCGTCTTTGCGACGGAAACGGCGCATATCGTCAGCCTTTTCGCCGTCTTTAATAACTCTCTTCTTTTGTACTTTACGCAAGTTGGAAAAGTCAAACTCCAAAATAGGGCGGAAACTCTTATAAAAGGCTTCCGCTTTGTTTTGTTTTGCCTCTAACTTCTTGCGTTCTTCTTCAAGTACCTTGTTTTCAAAGTTAAGTTTTAATTCGTCTTGCTTTGTCTTTTTAATATCCGCCAAAAAGTCGCGGTTTTCACGCGTTTCTTCAACGGACTTTTCAAGAGTAAGTGCGTGAACGATTTCCTTACCCGTTTCATTTACATCGCGCTTGCCCGAAACAAAATCTTCTTGCATACGAGCAGTTGCAATGTTGGTGAACGTGGAAACTTCTTTCGGCACATCAGGAACGGCGAGATTTGCGTTTTGCGGCACTTTCTCCGTTTCTTCAACAACTTCATCGTCCGAAAGGTTTTCGTCGATTTCAGTAGTGTTTTCGTCAGCCATTTGGTCTTTCATTTTGCTTTCAAATTCGTCAGCCCTATCTTGCCAATCCATTTTTACCCTCAATTAAAAAGCGCACAAACACATAGGTGTCTGCGCACTCATTAAATAAAGAATAGCACGCAAAAGTGGTTATGTCAACACCTTTATGCCAAAAAGTAATGATTTTTTTAATTTATTTTTCGGTATCGCCGTCAAGTGCGGTTTCGTCGGTGCTTTCTTCTTCCGCCACATATTCTTCAATTCCATTGAGTTGCTCATTGAATTGATAATAATTAGTGCGAAGTCCGAGATATTCTTCAAGCGTTAGTGCGACTACACCCGACAAATCTTCAAGTGGATATGCCGTGAAACTATGCCTGCCCGTGGGTTTTACAAAAACCCTTGTCTTGTCGTCATTATAAGTGAGCATATTTTGCTCTGCAAATTTAGTAAAATCTATGTTCATATCTGCTCCTTAATAGTATTGTTCGACTTTGGTAAGAGTAACAGACTTTCCTAAATACATCACTTTTGCATTTGGCTTGTTTCCTTTTATAACAGTAACAAAATCTATATTATTAGACGAACTGTTAATTGAAGCACGCACACTACTATTGCTCCCTGTTGTTAAATACTTACCCGATTGCGTTAAATCGGTTGTTTGCGGACTTTCTTGTGCCAAGGTATAAGTTATTCGTGTCGGGTACGCATTAGAAATTATTTCGTGTTGTATTGTTCCATAACCACTATACATACCCGAACCGTCCGAAAAAGAACCTGTTGTAAGCCTTAATTTATATACTGTTTCACTTCCCGTCCAAACGGTTTTCCACGAAACAGCACTTTCCGTGTTAATTACAACAGAAACCGCACTTGTAACTGTAATCGTTTGCGAAACTGCACTTGTTTCACCATTTGCGTATTCAGTGCCATTGATAGTAAAACTAACAAGTTTATACCCGCTTGCGGGAATTGCCGTAATTGTAAGAACGTCGCCATAATAGACAGTTGAGCCACTCGATATTGTACTTATATTTGCGTGTTGGTTTGGAGAAGTGTCGCGATGTATGCGATATTCCGAACCAAAACTTTGTTGTACAGTAAGCGAAAAAGGTTTGCCCCATACCGCTGTTGTGCCGTATTTTAACACCGTCAAATCAGTGCCGTTGTATTTTATTGCCGTAGGCAGTACATTGTTAAAATAAAGTGTCATAATATTATATAGTTATTGTTAATGTTGTACCCGAAAGAGAGAAAGCGGATTTAGGAACACCACTTGCTTCACTCAAAATCTCGCTCGGTGTCCTATAATATATCCAACCACTACTGTCGAATACACACACCATTCCAGTTCCTGAACCTTTGTTAGACTTAACACTCGACTGCAACCAACTGCCTTTTACATATCCGCTTGCGTCTATCGAATATCCGCCAGAAGTTCCACCTGTTATAACTTGCCCTTTTGTAAAAGTGTTTTCCGTATCTAACTTTGCAAGGTTACTTGTATCAACCACAGGAGTGTTAGTCCCTGCCGTAACCCTACCTTTTTTATCAACCGTTACACTATTGTAAGTACCTGCTGTTACGCCTGAATTGTTCAAAAAAACCGTGGGTGTTCCTGTTTGGTCGACCCAAAAATCAGTTCCAAACATAAATGATTTATGGGCTGAACCGTCATAAGCCAAAAATGTTTCATAAATTGAACCCCCCGACGGTGAACTTAATATTGTAAACGGGTTTGCAACTTTCCCCGCCGTATCTGCACTTGCCGCCGTATCTGCATTTGCCGCATTATTGACCTTTATACCTTTGACATCTGCCTCGCTTAATACCGTACCTAAATCAATCGTTCCCGAACTTGTTACTGTCCCTTTTGTTGCACCATTCATTTTAACAGCAACCGAGGTTACTGTGCCTTTGTTTTTAGTAAACCCCCAGCCCGAAACGGTACTTTCAGTTACAGCAGCGGGTATATCGCTTGTTGTGGCTACCTTTGTTCCTTTCCACAATAAATTACCAGAACCTCCACCAATTGCAAGACCAGAAGCATAGTTAGTACCAAGCAAACTTCCTACAACAAATGTCCCATCTACTTGGTCGGAAGCATAACCGATGTAAGGATTTTTGTGATTAACTGTTCCCCATTTTAAGTTCGCCCCATTAGAATTAGCAGAGGCGTCCATTTTAATAGTCTTACTCTTATTTATAGTTCCGCCGTCAGTAGTTACATATTTGCTTAAATCGGGTGGGTCGGCAAGAACGGCATACGGAATTTTGATTTCTTCCGTGCCGTTCGCCGTTTTCCTTATAGGTTTATAGGTTGCCATACTGCATACCCCCTTTTTGTTTATTGTAATTGAAAGAAAAGTCCACCAACCATAAGGTCATTACTCGGTGCGGTCTGCCCCGTAGTACCCCACTCAACCGACTTGCCACCTGCCTTTACTCGACCCGCTGTGTCAACAGTTACTGCGGAATATGAGCCAGCCGCCACACCAGTAGGGCGTAAACTTACAGAACCGTTGGACGTGATTTTTGTCAAGACAAAGTCATAATTAAATGACAAATCGCGGTCAGCCTCGCCGTCAAACTTAACGAACTTTTCCGAAGAGCCGCTGTCTAAATCCATTCCAGAAACGCTCAAATGATGTCCAACTTTACCTGCCGTTTGTGCAGTAACCGCATTTACCGCATTTTTTACCGTTGTATTGACAATATCTTCTACAAGGGCAATATCCTTTTTAACGGTTTCGCCAGCAGTGCCACTCGGCATTTCGTATTTCGGGCGCGTTTCACTGCCCCTAATATGAGTGGGCGTTGAAACCGAGCCAAGGCGCACATTAGTGCCGTCAAAGTCATACACCGCATTTCCGCTTAAATTATTAACACGGTTAGTGCTTAACCCGTTTGTGTTCTTAAAGGCTTTCTCGCCCGTAATATCTTGTTTAGTGCCCGTTGTTACCAAATCATCGACTTTCTTGCCACTATCCACAAGTGTCTTATTAGTGCTGTCATATTTCACCAAATTGCCCCCGACAAGATTAGTGCGGGTTGCAAGCGTTTGAAGTCCGCTCTTTGTGGTATCAATGTTTCCAGCCGCGTCAAGCACAACCTTGCCGACTTGCGCCATTCCGTCGCCGTTAAAGACAAGCGCACCTGAATTAGTGCCGTCGTATTTAGGCACAACCAAACCAGCAGGACTTGTAAGTTTTGTGGTGTTCCCGTGAGCAACTTCAATCAACTTATCCGTAACTTGAAGCGTGGTGCTATCAATCGTGGTAGTCGTTCCACTAACCGTAAGATTTCCGCCAACCGTTACGCCACCATTGACCGTCAAACTACCAGTAATCGTGCCACCCACCTTGTCAAGTTTCTTATCATCTTGCGTGTCAACATAGGTTTTTGTTGCATAAGTATTTTTTATAACGTTTCCGTCGCCGTCTTGCGTTGCTTTAACCGCACTTGCAACACTCTTATTTGCGTCCGCCGTATTATCTACATTACCAAGCCCTATATTAGCCTTTGTAATATTTACATTGCCTTTGCGATAGGAGGTTTCCGCGTCGCCCTTAACGCCCGTAACACCACCTGTCTGTGCAACCTGCATAACTTCGACAAGTGCGCCCTCAACATTCGTTGAAGTAAAGTTATTAGCCGTATCAGCAAGCGTAACTTGTTCCGCGCTTGTTTCAACAAGCACTTGTTCAAGTGCGCCGCTGTTGTCTTTAACTCGCCATACTTTTCTTTTTTCAGCCATAAAATATCTCCTTAATCTTCGCTATAAATATAATCGCCGACACTCAAATCCGCCGAGTTTACGCTCTTGTGGCTTTTTGCGTCAACTATTTTAGTGTTTAAGTCCTTAATCTCTTGTAAGGACATTCGGAAACCTTGATTTCCCTTGTTGACATAGACAAACGCTTGCTGCCGAAAACCTTTGGTGTTTGCGGTTGGGTCAATGCGTGCAAAACCGTCCAACTCCAACGGCACGGCTTTCACTTGCTCCGCCGTCGTTTGGTGCGGGTTGTTCATATTGAGAACGTGGTCGCGGAAATATTGCGGCTCTGCCCCGCTCAAATTCGTATAAGCGGATAAGGTGGTATCGTCTGCGGCAAGGCTAACATTTGCGTTTTTACGCCCTAAAACATCAGCGGTAACACTTGCACCCTGCGGCTCTTCAATTTTGACATTTATGTCCTTTTTTGAGCCGTCCGCGCCTATCTCAACATTTATATTGTCTTTCCCAACGACATCAACATAGACATCTACGCCGAAATCGTTAGCGTCATTGATTAGTGGCAACTTAATACCTCAACATTTTGATTTGCACAAATGGTTTTAATGTTCTCTTCGCCGTTCTCGTCTTTGCCGTAATAGGTGATACAGAACACATAATCGCCCCTTGTAAGTTTCTCACTATCCACTTCGTCAATATCAATAATGATTTGGACGAACTTTGTGTCAGAAACGGGGTCTGTTTGTTGTTCCAAGTTGTTATAAGTGTAAGAAAGCACTTCCGCGCCCTTGCGGTCATAGAAATGCACTTCAATGCGGTCGCCCGTGGCAACTTCTAAATTATCAAACTTATATCTTAATGATACAGTGTTTTTGACATACCAATGCCACTTTTCATCTTCATACCACGGTGAGTTTTTGGTTTCAATTTGTATATCGTTCATCGTTTATCTCCGTTTCTTATATATGAATTGTAGAGAGTATTCGTAAACCTACCATTCCGAGCGCAGGCTTAATCGAATAAACCATACACGGATAATAATGGGGAGTATCATTCGCTGAAACTACCAAAGGCAAAATAGTAGTATCATTTATTTTTGGCGTTATAACAAATGAATTTGCTCCATATGTTTTAAGCGGAACTTCAAAGTAAGTCGATATGGATATACTTGAAACAACAATCTTTTCGTCTGCACTATATCCAACAAAAGAAGCACCGCCCCCCGCAACAAGATTTTTGAAAGCGAACTTCTTTGTTTTCACGCCATTGACAGTCGTGCCGTCCACAAACTCAACCGTGGGCGTGCCGCTCCCTGCGATTTGACTTATATCGGGGGCTTGCGTAAGTCCGTCCGCAATAATCTCGGTGTATAAGCCGCTTTCAATCGGTGAGTTAATTGCGCTCGGTGCAACTAAATCGCCAACCGCATATTCCTGCCCCGAATTGATTGTGCTGGTGTCTATTTTTTTAGGTGTAAAATTTGCCATAAATACCTCAATATTCTAAAAGAGTGAGCCTTTGCCAACAAGCACCGTCATAGAAAGGCTCTACCCCAATAATCAAAAAGTCTTTTGGTGTCCCGTCAATGTTTTTCGACATAGGAGTGTCGCCACTAACCGAGTTGACATAAGGGCGCACAACTTCACCGATTTTGAATATCATTGACTTGTCGTTGCTTTCAACGCTCTTGACTAAATTGCCGTCAGTGTCATAATATTCGCCATATTCTACTAATAGTTTAGCAGTTTCTTTACCATTTGTCCACTTATTTATAATTTTATTTGCGAGAAAAGTGCCGATTTTTTCAGTGGTTTCCCCGATTGTTATTTTAGTTTCCGTTTGATAAAGTTCATTATATGATAAACTTTGTGCGAAAGTCCCCGTGCCGATTGAAACGGGTGCGCTTGATACTTGAAATTGTTGTCCCGCAATGCTTGCCGAAACGGATTGTACCAAATATCTATCCTCAACGTATGTAAATCCCGTATATTCCGACGAGTAAGGATATGTATGTTGATAGTCATAAACAATCCCAAACGCCAAAGACAAGTTGTTAGAAGTTGTGCCGTCTAATAGTACCCCTAATGCAAAGTTTGGAGCATAGCCTTGCTCGCCGTTTTTTAACCCAACACCGCCAACTTGCCTAAACGCGGCATAGTTGTCGTAATATTGAGCGACATTGCCCGTAATTGTTCCCGTTTTGGTATCTCCGCCGCCGCCTTTACGACCCCTGCCCGTTGTGTAATTGTAATCAAAGGACAACGCTTGCGATAAATCAATGGGCGACGAAATAGGCACATTCGCTTGAAAATATGCGATATAATAATCTTGTCTATAAGTATATATTTGACCCTCTATGCGCTCTTTAAGCGTAAGCCCCGTATTTCGTGCTGTAAGTTGTTCCGCCGTCAACGGCGCACGCGAATAAGTACATTCTTCACTCGTATATCCGCTAAAACTCGTATTGCCAACCGACGTGTTGGAAACGACCGCAATGTTGTTCTCCGAAAAGTTTACGGTCTTTATCTCGTTATTGACAATTTTGTTATTATCAATATCGCCGTATATGTTTTTTGCTTTAATTACTATTGCCATAATCACGAAAGAAGTTGCGTGTCGATGACGATTTTGCCGTCCGCACCCATATACATATACAATCCACAGAGATTGCAAAGTTTATCAAATGCCGCCCACACTTTTGATTGTTCCAAAAACGGATATTTTATTGTGGTTGACGACATTATCGTTTCCGCATTTGCCGTAACAGCAAACTCATATTTCGTTACATAAGCCTTTAACCTTTCAAAAACAGCCTTTGCGGTCATCGGCGTTGTACTCATTTTAATCTCGTTGCTTTCGGTTTCTTGTAATTCCAAAAGCCCGTCGGACAATTCAAGGTCGATGTTAAAGTTATTTACATCGTATTTTAAGTCCGAAATAAGCATTTTAGCGACACTTTGTTGTTTGTTTGCCGTGGAGTTCTTAATTATAAACTCAACGGGGCTATTGCGCCCTATGGTCTTGTTTTGCACATATCCAAGCAACTCGCCACCGTCGTCTTTCACTTTAAGCGACGCAGTTCCCGACATAACGCCGAAAATAGGCTTGTTGTTTGTCGGTCTATCGCTTTGAGATATATCCATATCAACCATATTTATTTTATCAACCGCATATCTTACGCCAATGTTAATGCCGCTGATAATAGTTGGGTATTTGCCGTTTTTAGAGCCTGCGTCGTCCATACCACCACTTACGCCTATATTATACAACGGCACGTCCTTATATTCCCCGACGCTTCCCGTCTTTGTTTCAACGGGGAAATATGTTATTGGACTATCTATATTAAAATACTTTCCGTTAATGTATATGCTCGCGGTTGTGTTCCCGAACTTTGTCTTTGCGGGATAGTGATTATTATAGGTGTCGAACGCAATGGTAAGTCCTTGTGCGGGAGCGGCACAAATGATATATACATCATAAACATCTGGAACCCCTGCCCCCGAAATCCTATATACGCTTAATATCGGATAATCGACCTTATTAGGCGCAAAAGTATGCCCGCCGCCCAACTTGCTATGACTTAACAAAAACGGGGTTGCGCCGACATTTGCCTGTGTATTACACACGCTAAAAATACGCGCCGTGTTTGGCACAAGACCGTCGTTTACATAGCCGCCGCGGTCATAGGTCGCTGCCGAAATCTCGTTTGTTGCCGCGCTTATGGACTTTATTATTGCCGAATACTCAATCATACACTTGCTCTCCAAATAGCATAAAGAGTAGTATTCTTATAAATAAGATATTCTTCGCCGTTAAGATAGTTAAACGTCGAGCCGTCCGCCGAAGTACCCCACTTAACGAACTCATATCCGCTCCTTGTGGGCGTTAAGCCATTGCCTATAACAACATTCGTGTTTTTCGGAATTTCGCGGCTTGTGGGCATTTGTGCGACCGTATCGGTGGTGTTTGCATTATAAGTCAACGAAACATAGTCAAGGTCGTTATTTGTGCCGACAAGTTCAATCTCATAATTGAGCAACCCAAGCACTTTGAGTTTTTGCTGATAGATTTCGGGATAATCGTTAGGCGAAAAATACATCTTGTTTGTTACCCTTGTATCGCTCTCAACATCATAACAAGTAACCGTAAACTCATTCTTGCTATTGATAAGTTGGATAAGTCGCCTATAAACATCAATATCCATATAGTTAAAAGATATTTTAAGGCGGGGAGTAACAAAGGTTGCATAGGAATTAAGGTTGCCCATTGCGCCCGTTTGCGACCTTGTGGGGCTTTTCACATAAGTTTTTGCCTCATAATAAGTAAAAGTGGAATAGGACGAGAACTTCTCCCCGTCTATTTCCACTAAATCAAGCCTTGTTCTATTATAGTTGTCTTGCAACGCTTGCGGCAATCTCGCAAGTTGTTCAGCCGTTAATGCCATAATCTACCTCATACCTTTGCAAAGTCAAGTCCTCTACGGGTTGCCGATTTCCTTGTGATTTCAAAAAGCGTATCTTCGCCGATTTTCACCGTGATAGGTTGCGCTGTTTCGTGTCCGCCAACTTGTTGCATTGTCGAAAGTGCCGAAACCATACCGCCGTAAATCGCTTGTTGCAGTTGTTGCATATTCATAACTGCCGATTGACCGCTTCCAACATTTGTTACAAGTTCCGCACCACGCTCGCCTGCAAGGAACAATGAGCCTGTATCGGGAAATCCACCCGTCGCATAAGTGCCGATATTGAATAAGCCCTTAAAGAAGTTCTTAATGCCTCTACCGCGACCGCCTCTATTCCATAAGTTTTTGGTAAAGCCATAGTTAAAGTAGCCTTTTACTCTTTCACCAAAGCCCGAAAAATCAAGCGTAAGGATAGATTTGAGTATATCCAAAAAGGTTTTAGCAATGCCTACAATCGTCGTAAGTATGCCCGCAAAAACGGCAAGCGACGAATATATAATACTCTTTGAAAAGTCAAGGTTAAGGATAACCTTTATTGCGTTTATCAATGCGCCAAGCGTTTCCCATAATTGTTTGCCGAAATTGATACTTGCTTTCATAACGGTGAGAATTACATCGCCGTACTCCCCAAAGATAGACTTAATATATTCCCAAGCCTTTCCAAGCGCGGCTACAACGGCTTTAAGTGCTTCTTTGAACGAAGTTATGACCGCCTTTATTTTTTCCAATTTAGGCGCGTTTTTCGCCATTTTCTCGGTATCTACCGCAGTCTTTTCAAACCCGCCGTAACTGCTTTGCTGTAAAACATTGAATTTATCAAAGGGCAAAAGGTTTATCGCCTTGTTGTATTGCTCTTGATATTCGGTGTTTACTTTGGTGTACTCGCCCGCGCCTTTTAAGTAGGCGAGTGTTTCCGCAAGTTTATTATTTAATTGTGTAAATGAATTTACAATCTGGATAAGTGCGGGGGCAATGCTTTCCAAAATCGGCGCAAAGGTGGCTGTGAAACTCATCTTAAAGTTCCGCCCCGCCGAAGTCAACGCCGTCATTGTCTGCTCAAATTTCGGGCTAAACTCCGCAAATGATTGCAAGCCACTCCTTATTGTTTGAACTATGCCCTTAATTGCCGCACGAATTGCACGATAAACAGCGACACGGACGATTGCCTTGCCGAGTTTCCCAACAAAACCCGAAGCCTTGCTCTTCTTTTCTTCTTTATCTTCGCGGTCGCCAAGTTTCTTTATAACCTCGCCAACGCTCTTAACTTTTTGCTTAAACTTTTCCCAAAGGCTTATATGCTTTTCTTGTTGCTCGTTGGCTTTGATTTCGGGCTGAACAACATTTTTTTCAGCATTTTTTTTGACTTCACTGAAATTAGCATTTTCAAGTGCCTTTTGCTTTTTCCGCGCTTCATTTATCTGTTCTCTATAAGATTGCAAGGTTGCGAGGTCGATGTCCTGCTGCTGTTGCAACTCTTTCGCTCTTAACAAAAAAGGGTTATCGGGTTTATCATCAAGAACTTTTTGAGAATATTCAAGGTTTTCGTCAATTGCCTGTTGGCGTTGCTTTATCAACTTTTGCAGTTTCCTCTTTTCTTCTGTAATATCTGCAACATCAACGCCGTCGCCAAAAATAGTTCCGCTTGCAGACGTAGGGGCAACCGCTTTTTGTACTTGTTTCGCCGCTTGTTTAAGTTCGGAAACATTTACATTGATTTTTAAGTGCGACAAAGTTTCCAAGTTTTTCATAAACTCGGAAGATAACACTTTATCAAGGGCGGCTAAACTACTTGATAAGTCCTTTATGTTTTTAATATCGGAACTTGATAGGTCGCCAACTTCTATCCCTAATTTCAGGCTATCAATTTCGTTGTTATCCGCCATTTAGCACCTCATTTATTTTTTACCTAAATTCGCAAAAAAGTCCCACGCTCTTTGGCGTTCTTTTTCAACCCACGCTTCGTCTTTTGCTTTTTCGGTATAATTTTCGTCGTTTTTCTTAATTTGGGGCAAGTCGGGGTATTTCGGGGGTGAGTGCTTTGAATATCCCATAATTACGGGAGTGGAAGCAAGTGCGGCTCTAACATAAAGACCGATTGCCCACGCACTTTGAACCATTCTATTACTCTCATCTTCCATACGCTCTTGATATGCCTTAAAATCAAGTTGTATATCGTGTGGAGTGAGTTCCCAAAAATCTCGCCGAGTGCCTCCGATTTTGAGGTATGGCAGTAAAAATTCATTCTCTATCCAAGATGAAAAACTACCATACTCTCGCACGGATTTGTTTTTTGTTTGTGTAGGGTTATCCCCGATTATTTCTTGCTCTTGCCCATTGACTGAAAAAAACTGCACTCTTGAAAGCCAGTAAGCAAGGGGAATAAATCTTCAAACGACCCACCATTTGCAAGGTGAGCGTCGATTTCCGCACCCGCTTTGTCAACGTCCATACCCGCTACAAAGGCAAACAAGGAAAGGATTGTTGACATAGGATTGTTTTCAAGTTCAAGGGGGTTAAGCCCGTATTCCTTTTCCGCTGTGCAAAGGGCATAAAAACCGAACTTTGCAAAGTCATAGGAATACTCTTTGTTGTTGATAGTGATTTTAATGGAAGTTTTACTCATTTACATTTCTCCATTTCAAGTGATTATTCGGTGTAAGTGGGGTCGTCTGCAAAAACGGGTTCGCTCGTGGGAACGATATAAACCGAAGTTTCCAAAAGCGAGTTGGCTTCCACCGACGGAATACCCATTTCCGACGGGTCGCCCGTAAAGAAAATCGACTTATCGAAATTCGGAATATCCACGCAATACCACATTTGTTTGCCGTCCGTGAGATTGTTACGAGCCGTAATCATAACAGACCACTTGTCGTACAAATCTTGCGTAAGGTTCGCGTTGAACTCCAAAGCCCCGCCAATATCTTTAAGCAACTTAACATAACTCGTATATTCGAGATTGTCAAAAGTCGTTGCGTCAGCCGTGTTAGGTTGGGGGTTAAAGTCGGGTATAGATTTTAAGTCGGGCAAAACCGTATATCCCGTAGTAGGACGAGTGCCTTTGGTGGCTTCCGTCGCATAGGAAATCTTAATACCGATAGAGGTCAAAGCAATTCCCATAGTTTTTTATTCTCCTTAAAGTTATTTACTCATTGATAGCCGAGTATGGCTTGATAACAGTAAAAACAAAGCGTGGCACGGTTTGGTAGTTCGCCGAGCCATTTGACACGGGCATACCAAAAGGCGCACCGCCAACCTTGTTTACAAGTCTTATATTCTTGTTATATGCAATCGTGGCTTCCTTATCTTCAAAGAGTTTAGAAACCTTTTTCCCAAGCAATTCCGCACCTTGTTGTGCGCCGTAAGGCACTCCCTTATACTTAATCCCGTCTTTCCAATAGCAATAGAATTGTACGGGATAATCGGTTGCGTGTTCCGCATTAAAGGTCGAGGCGCGTGTTGTATCGTCATCGCTTATAACATAAAGAGATACTTGCGGGCTTTCAATCTTTGTTTCTTTTGAGTATGCTCTAACGACTTTAATTTTGGCGGGGAAACCGCCGTCCGCTTGAAGTCCTTTATTTATATACTCAATTAAGTCTTTAAGAAATTCGTCCATAAGTTCTCCTTAACGCATAAAGCGTCTTTTGCCAACACCACGAAGAGCGTCTTTTGCTATTTTAACACAATTTTTCCGCAAATAGTCGCCAGCCTTATAAAGCCCTGCAATCGGAGCAAAACCATTCCACGGCTCGGCTTCTTTATCATATAACTTTTGATAATAGTTATATACCCAGCCGTCGGTTGAAAGGATTTGTCCGTGGCTGATAAAAGTGCGGTTTTCGGTGGGAAGTTTCCCTTTGTAATCGCCTAACTCGCCAAGTATGCCCGTGCCAAATTCGGCATAATAAACTCCCTTGCCTGTCGCGGTAATTTCGTTGCGCCCCGTATATATTTCGTGCGAACCAACTATAATTGTAAAGTCTTTCGCATACGGGGTGTCCCATACCTTTTGACCATTTTCAAAATGATATTTGTGGAACTCGTCATCGGCGACGTTTCGTCCCGCGTCCGCTAATGCCCCGCCAATCACTCGGCGATATTCTTTATTGTCGTCTGCCAAATAGTTTACCGCTTTTGTAAATCTTTGAAGCCCGCGTTTGTCTATCATTTTTCTTCCGTTCTTGCCGACAAATAAACTCTTGTAAATTTATTGACGACGGTAGGTGGGCGGCTAACAAAGGCGTTTGCTCCGTCGCCACTTACATAGTCTTTTGATTTAGTATTCGGCATTGCCCCGTCCACATAGAAAAGGTCTTTTTCGCCAATCGGAAATTTACTTTCATAAATCCCCACGGGTATCATCACTTTCCAAGTGGAAGAACTATCTTCACCAAATACTTTAATATCATTATACTCGGTAATAGGCTGACAAGTAAAGTAATTAAAAGAAGTTTTTATTTTAATAGGTGAAAGATATGACGGCGAGCCGTATTCGTTCACGCCATTATATCGACACCACCAAACATAACTACCTAATCTCATTTGACTTCACCTGCCAATGGAACAAGCCTTGCCCTTAACCCATTGCTTATCATAGTTGCGTCATAAACAATGGAAAGCCCGTTTTCACTGTAAGAGCGAGCATTTACGCCATTCCTTTCAAGGATTTCTTGCATACAATCTCTCACCCAGCCGACCGCACGGGGACGATTTTCAGGGATTGCCACGATTTCGTGAGCATAGGGGAAAGATATGTCAAGATAAATGCCAAGTGCTTTATTGTAAAGCCTATCGACTTCATCTTCCGACAAATAATCGTGTTCGTTTTTGAACTCGTCTTTCATATTGTCAACCAGTGAATTTATATCTGCCATATCTTATCTCCTAAAATCTCATTGTTAGTAATTAGCCGCGGCTAATGATACGAGCGATAGGAATTGCTCTGTGGGGGTAAGTAACCGCGCCGTCAGCCGATTTTGCGATAGCCCAGTTCGCGCCAGCCTGCAAATCCGCGTCCGTCGGGGAAGTGCCGCCGTCTTTCGTGAACGAAATGCCACGCGGTGCAAACATTTTGCGTTGTCTGCTGTAAAGGAAAGTTTTGCCGCCTTTGGTTTTGGGGTCCCTCGCCATTTCATAGGGAACTTCAACGCCAACATCGGCATACTCAAACGCGCCACGACCGAGAATGTAAGTGGTGTAGGTTGCGCCCGTAAGTTCGTAATAGTTCGAGGTGGACGGGTTGCCCGTGGGTGCAGCAACAACCGAATATACGCCGCCCGAAAGGGTGTAGTACACTTTGCCTGGCTGAACGGACGTGTCGGTAGAAGCGGTGTAAACAGGTGTAACAGGCATATTGTCGTCAACAAGGACAACCCTGCCGTTCCAAGTTGCAAGAGAAAGGTCGCGCTGTACGCCGTTTGCGTCGGTGTATTTCAGGTATTCCAAAAGGTTTTGGTTTTCAAGGCTCGTGGCGACTGCACTGTGCATAATTGCAACGGTGAAAGCGTTTTTGTTGTCGCCGCCCGCACGCTGAATTGCCGTGTTGAGCGTGGTTACGCCAACCTTGTTTTCGGTTGCGCCCGAAATATCATACGAGTGTGCCGCAACGAATTTCCTGCCGTCCGCGTCGCTCATAGCGAAAATGCCCGCGAGTTCAGCAAGGAGCGTGTTTTGGTCGACGTTATCCCAATAGTGGGCAACTTCATTTGCAAGGGGCAAGAAGTTTTCGCCGCCCGTAATATCGGACGAAAAGTCGAGTTCGCTCCAAGCCTTTGCACGACCGACGATGACTTTCTTTTGCGAAATGGTCGAGCGAGAACTTGCGTCGATGTCGGTTGCGCCGTCATAGTTTACGGGGTTGCCGCCGAGTGCGCCTTTAATAGGTTCGGTAACGATTTGCGAGCCAACTTGTTCAGAACATCTTGCTCTCATATCACCCGAAACGTTTACGAAAACACCTGCTTTAAGAAGTTCATTCCTGCGCAGGTCGGATACGGTCTGCGTATATCTTTCAAATACTTCGCCGTTAAAAATTTTGCTATCAAAAACTGCCATTTTAGTTTTCTCCTAATAATTATTTTTGGTTTAAGATTTGCCGATACAGTGCGGGATTACTATCACGAAGTTCGTTAAGTTCTCTCATAGAGTAATCGGTAAGTTTTTTAGGTTTCCCGTCGGGACTTGCTTGCGGTAATTTTACACTATTTTTCAAGTTTTCCGCATTATTTTGTGCGACTATTTTTTCTATGCGGGTTTTCATAATTTGTGCATATATCGCAGGGTCGTCAGGGTTCGCCATAATTTGTTGTGTTTCCTCGGCGTCATAGCCGTTTGCCAAAAGTTTCTTCTCAAACGCGTTCTTTTGGTTTTCTTTGGTAAGAATATCCAACTGCGCTTGCAAAGCGTTCCATTCTTCTTGTCGTTTTTCTTCTTCCGACATAGACGCTTGCCTTATTTTTTCGAGTTCCGCTTTTGCGTCGGTAGCGGCTTTTTCCGTTGCTTTGAACTTATCAATGGAAACATATCCGCCGCCTGAAAGGTCAACAAACTTTTTGTTTGCGAGTGCGGTATTGATTTCTTCAATCGTCATACCGTCTTTGTAATTTTCGCCGAGTAAATCTTTGAGTTCCATAATGCTCCGTCGGTCAGCCTTGATTTGTAAACGCGAAGTGGCTCTCCGCATAGACCGCCTTGTATTTATATCTCTGCAAGGTCGAGAAATTTATATATGTGTTAGCCTTTCGGCTTTGCAACCGCCTTATTTTTGTTGTAATCGTTTTGTCCGTCGTTATTATCGCCGTTTCCAACGATTTTTTGGGTTGCGGCAAGGGCTTGTTCCGCCTTTTCCGCTTCCTTTTGTTCTTTTTGGTCGATATATTGTTGCCACTTAAAGCCGTCAGTGTGCGCGTCCATTGACAAGCCTGTATCGGTCAAAATCATCTCGGGCGGCATACCAATGTTGTACAAGTTGTTCGCCGCTTGCGCTTTGGACAAAATATCGTCATTCGGGTTGATGTTGTACTTGATTTCAATTTGGCTTGCCGAAAGTTCATTAACTTTGGTGTCGGGGACAGTACGGCAAATATCAAGGATAAGTTTCAGCAAAGCATAGTCACTTTTTTTCATACCGATAATATCGCCCTTGATTTTTGTATAAGCATTTTCCCAGCCGCCGCCAAGAAGTCTTGCCTTGCCTGTTTGACCGCCCGTGGTTGTAACACCGCTTGCAATAGGCACGCCCGCTATATCGTATGCTTTGGTTACTCTTTGTTCATAAAATACATTGACGTCCGAGTGGTTCATTTTCACTTCAAGAGTGTAAACCTTGCTCGGCATATTCGGGTCGCCCGAAGATTTTACTTTAATCGTGCCACCACGACGCATTGCCTTTACTGTTTCTTCGTCAACTTCCACATTCTCAAAGACAAGGATATTGTTTACGGTGTCAATAATTGCGTCGGCACTATTTGAAACGATAAGGTTGATTACATCAAGCAAGTCCTTGTTGGTTTCAATAATACCCATACGCTCTTTATTACGAGCGTGTTCAATGATAGGAAGTTTAGTAAAAGCGTTTTTAGTGATTTCCGAAATAGCATAATCACCGCTAAAAGGCACGGAAGTTGCGCCAAGATAAGACCCCTCGCATTTGAGTGTAAATTTACCATTGTTAATGAGAAATACACACTTATCGTTTGCGTCGTCAACAATAATGCTCACGCAAAACAGCGGTTCTTCGCCATAATAGTTAGAATATACAACAAAGTTATAGCGGGGGTCAACATCTTCACAAATGAACGGCGACATAGTGTCTTTATCGTACTCTTTACTATATCTCGCTCTATTGTTTTCGTCATATTCGATAATATCGGTGCGGGGAACACAATAAGTCGTGCCAATGCCCACCGCATACATCATCTTTTTGGTTTCACGGAAAGCCGTGAAAAATCCGCTATCTTCAAGGAAATTGTCAAGATAGGTAAGGTCGTCGCTCTCAACGTCCGATTTGTGCGTTAATTGCATTTCATCGCCCATTAAAAAGTCAACCTTAAAGGTTACTTGTGCATTTGCGTGGTTTTCAACAACGCGCTGATTTGCGTCGGTATTTGTTGCGTCGTCGCCAAGAAACGCCCTTGTTTTGGTACGAATATCCTGCTTGCCAACAAAATAGTTATACAAGTAATCTTCTTTGATAACGTTAAGATTATGAACTTGCAAACAAAACGGCATATATTTCGTATATACCGAGATGAGTTCGTTTATTGTAAATGCAGAAAATTCCTCTTTGGTAAAGGGGATTTTGATTTTTTTAATACCGCCGTAATCGAATATCACGTTATACCTCAATAGAAAGAGCGCAAACCACTGTCTGCGCAATAGAAATCAGTTATTTTGTTTTTGCTTAAAACTATACTTAATTACTCTACGGCAATTATCACAAAAAGTTTTATGTGTGTAGTGTCGCATATCAAAGTCCACCTCAAATCCGTCGGGAACTTCAATATCAAGCGGCTTATCAGCCCGTTTGCAGCAAGGGCAAATTACATACTTCTCCATAATCGCAATGTCCTTATTTTTATATTATCAAACCTTTTTTATATTTGTCAACATATTTTTAATAAAAAAAGTAATATTTATCGGCGAGTTTCAAGCACCTCAATCGCTCCCATTTTCACACCATTGCTTACAAAAGCCTTTGCAAACATCGAAATCATATCAATTCCGTCGTCGTTTTTGCCGTCATAAGCATAGCAAACAACGTGGCGCATAAGTTGTCCCATATTTGAACTTTCGGGGAACATTTTTCGGTCGGGGAAACGAATACGCTCCAAAATTGCGCTTTGAGTATTAAATATCCTTACTTCTTTATTTTCATAAGAGTATTGCGGTATAATATTGCACGACCACCCAAGTGCCGCAAGCCTTTTTCTTATCTCGCTTACAATCATTGAGTTCGTGTTTGTTTCTACGACAAGGTTAGTTGTCTTGTGGAAAACCATTTTTTCGCAAATATAGTCCAACAACTCTTTATCGGCGATTTTCCCGTCAAGCGGTTTCTTTTCATAGACGCAATCGGTGAAGAAAAAGTCCTTGCTCTTGTTATCCCGATAGAAAATGCCAAGCGCAGCATAGTTGTTTCCTTTTCTCGGCAAGTCAAGTGCCGCCCACGAAAAATCACTTCTTGTGCCACCGTTGCACTCTTTTGCGGGCAAATCCGTATATAATCTTAAATTATCCCAATAATAGGGCGTTCCCTCTGGCGGTAATGGCGATTGTTGTTCCATTGCCATAAAGGTACGCATATCTCTATTGCGTTCTTCCCTTGCTTCCGCTGTTGAGTATTTCGCAGGATAAGTGCTTTCATCGGTGTCAAAGTCAAGTTTAGGGCAGGACACCGAAACAAATCGAGTGCTTTCGTTTATATATGTGTACTTAAAGCGAGTATCGGGAACGGCTTTTTTTGCGCCAAACTTTTCCTTGTATCTTGACAAAAAGTCATAAATTGAATAGGCAGTGCCACCCGCTATCTCAAATGAGTTATACTGGTCGTACTCACGCTTTTTCCAGCAATCGTTATATCTCGCCCAGTCCTTGTCGTGTTCATTGATATTTTCCTTATCTTTCGACCTACAAATATCATCATAAAATCTATACTTAAAGCGACCGCCGTCAATAGCGGTTTCTTTTCCGCAACAAAGGAATGATTTAGGGCGTTTAGAGCCGTTTATTACCAAAATGCCCTGATTGCCCTGACTTATTCTACAAATGGAAAAAATCTCTTCCTTGCCGTTAAATTGTGCGTAATATGGGAACACTTTGGCATATCTCGCACTACTCATTGTATTGACTATGCCCGTCATAACGTCCGACACAAGCGTGGGGTTGCCCACCACTTTCATTACATCATTGTTAATAGGGTTTATACCAAATATAAAAGATATGGCTTCAATATCCGAAAATGATTTTCCGAAGCCCGTCGGATATTGTTTACATATATGTTTTATAGAGCCGTCAAGCACCATTTTGTTTATATAAAAGTAAAGCCCCTCAAAGCAAGGCATTACATTTTCCCACACCCTATCTTTCGGGTCGGTGTCAAATTCCATATAAAGGGCAAAGTGTTTAAGCGAGCGAAACGCCGCGAGCGCATAAAAGTTATCGTAAAGTTCCATATACTTATTCAATAACTTTGTATTTTCGGGCGATTTTTTCGCAATCTTGCTCAATTTTTCCACTTTGGCATATAAAGGCAATAGGTGATTAGAAATAATGCACCTAATATGGGAGCGAATTTCCGCTTCCGCCGTTTTATTCTCTTGTGGCACTAAAACTTTATGAATTTGTTGCCAATAGGCAGTGTAAAGAATATCAAAAAGTTGTGAAACGGTTTCATCGTCGTCCCACAACGCTTTTTTATTAAGTCGCTTATTAAGTTCTTTATTACAAATGTTTATTGTATTTGCATAATTATCTACGCTCATAATGCAAAAAATAAAGGAGTGGGCGACTTTTTGTACGGTGTCGCCCAGACCGCATAAAGGAGTTATAGATGTACAAACAATAATGCAGAAGCAACACTATTTGATACAAAGCAAAGGAGTTGGGCAATTAGGTTGGTTCATCGCCCTAACCGCTTATATGACAGTATGTTTTACATAATAAGGGAACTTTCGAGATAACCTTATCATAACCAACCCATATAAGTCGGTAATCGCGGTCGCGGCAAGGTTAAACCTCGCTACGCAATTAGTAACCAATGTGTTTTTATGTCAGGAGTAAACGTTGATTACTCTTTGATATTACCACCAACGCCCACTTTTGTCAACGGGTTTTATAAATTTTCCGAATAATTTTTAAGCCTTTCCTTTTGCTCATCGGTAAAATCAACCGTTTCCCCGACAATTTTGTTGCCCGAACGGAGCAACGACAAGAAAGCAAAGCGTTCCAACAGTCCCGAATATTGTAAAAGTTTATCCATTATTTATTTCCTCCTCTAACCATTTTGTTATAAGCCGTGGCGCAAAGGCTCTTTTCTTCGCGCTGTTTTTGACTTGCCATACAACTTTTCACCATATTGCGCTCCGTTTGACACTTGCAATGGTCGCAATAAAAGAGTTTCCCGCTTAAATCATAGCCAAAATCTTCGCTGTTTACCCACTTTTGTTTATCAAGGCTCTTTTGCCTTTCTTTATTAGTCATTTTTGATGACCTCCTACTGTTGATAAGCAAATATTACCACTTTCGACCACCGCTGTCAAGGGATTTTCTTAAAAAAATAGAAAAAATTTCAAAAAAAATTAAAGCCCCTGCTTAAACTTACTGCCTTTCAGCAATTTACAAGGGCTTTTTGTCCGAACTACGGTAGCGAAAGTCCGTGTCGAAACTTACCAAAAGTCAAGAGTGTACTCACATTCCCGTGATTGTCGGGCGATTTCGGCTCTTAACTGTTTATTCTTTTGTCTATAAATATAATATCATTATGTGTTATTATTTGTCAACCTTACCAAACCACATTTTTTGTGCATTTTCGGGCAACTTATCAGGCGCGGCAGGCTTAATATCCGCAATCGAACTTTCCACCGATAACAACGCCCTTTTGATTTCCTTTATCTTTTTTTCGTCGGTTACGACGACCGCTTTATATTCTTCCATAATATATACCTTTCTCCTTTTTTTAATATCTACAAAAATAATCCTTATTAAAATAAATAGAAAAAACGGGTTGCTCTCACACAACCCGCCTTTCCCGAATTAAAATACAACAGGAGGAAAAGACACAACCAATGTCTATTTTTATTATATATCTGAAAATACTAAATTGTCAACCACTTTTTTCCACAAATTTGCTAATTATAGTTAGCACCATTGCCCGCACTTTTTGAATATTTATACATTTTGACACTTTTCACCAAAAACATTATCACCACACTGAACATCTTTCGCTCAAATATTTCAATTTCGCACTTTCCCTTGACTTTCCGCACCAAATCGCTTATACTATCACCATAGTCATTATTTCCCCCGTTTGAGAAAGAGTGATGATTTGTTGCCCACACCAACACTTCACCGCTCTTTTTCTTTTGCCACAAAATCAACCTTTCGCCCCACTCCCCTTATATTATATATATATTTATGCACTAAATATTATGCAATAAACACACTCACTCGCACTCGCACTCACCCACACACTCGATACTCCCCCGCATATTCGCCGTACACTATGAGAGGGTAAACCCGTCGGGGTTGGGCGCGCGCGGAAAATGGTGGGGGCATACCCCCGCACGCCCGCACGCACGGAAAAACACGCCCGCACGCACGGAAAA